TTAAATAATTTAAGTAGATTATTTATTATTTTTAATTTTTTTTCACTGAAACAAAACTCAAAATTATCCTTATATTGATTAATAATGTACTCATTTCGAAATATTTCACACTGTTGTATTACTTCCGTAGTTGTTATTTCCTTACCGCTCAATACATCATCACAATATTTTAATGCTTTATCTAGTAATATCATTTTTAATCTTCACCTTTTAATGCTCTAGTCACTGGATCATCTTTCTTTTCTTGTGCTATTACATTAATATTAGCTAGTTTTGCTCTTGATTGTGGACTTAACGATAATTCATTACAACATCTAAAAAAATCATTATCATAATTTTTCTTGTTACTCATAAATTGACTCTGTAGCAAAAGTCCTGGCTTTTTATTTATTTTACTTTCTATAAATTGTAATCTATCAATCGCAATAACGCCTTTAGTTAAAATATAAATATCTAGATTACCTAAAAGTTTGCTTTCTTCAAGTTCATTCTTAATATAATTAAATATATTTACTTGGTTATCACTTAAATAATCAGGTGGATTTATATTACCTGATTTTCCTTTTAGCTTTTCTTCATTTTCAATTCTTTCATTAATTTCTTTTTTAGTTTGTGAAGATTCTGTAAGCACCTTTGCACTTTTACAAGGTCTTGCCATAATTCCAAAACCTCCTTTGTTTCAAATTTTGAAATTTTCATTTTACAGATTGTGCGTGACTGGGAGAACATATCGGACTCTTTTACTCTTTGCTGAAACTTTTTCACCCACCCCTCCCATTTTGATTCCTTGCATACTTATTATTAAAATCTTTGTTGAACGTATCTAACAAACCAAACAATAACTTCTGCATTACTTTCTTCTGTCTTTCACCTTTGTTGTATTCTGCATGAATTACTTTATGTGTCCGCTCTGTTACATATATAAGATTATTTACATCTAATCTACTATTCCAGTCCTCAGATATCTCTATAATATGATGCACTGTATGCCCAAATTCAACTGTTCCATCCTTATACCACATAATAATATCTATCCCATTACAATGAACCTTAACTATATCTCTTAACCTCAACCATTCTTTGCTACAATAGAAGTCCTGTCTTTTCTTCTCTTCTTTATCCATACGTCTTCTATCTCTATATCTCTTATAACTATCCTTCTTAGCCTGTATCGTACATTCACATTGTTTGTATTGCTCTATCTTCTTTCCACATTTACTACATTGTTTATACACTGGCATTAATATTCACCTACATATCAATATCCTTTGAGTTAGCTTCTTTTTTCTTAATTTCTAATAATGCTTTATCAATATCAGCTCTTGTAGGATTATCTTTCCATCTTCTTTGATTTCTATTTATTAACCAAAACTTAATTGCTTGAACATCTGCTGGTATCTCTTTTGTTATTTCAACAGTACCTAAGTTTTCTTTCTGACATTTGTTGCCTTTATCGTCATAGTAAATATCTTTTAATTTAACTGCTACAGTTTCTTTGATTTCATATCCAGTAGCTTTTTTATACAATGCATTTTCAACTTTAAAATCAGCCTTATTTTTGCCCCTTTTCAAACTTTCCAAAATGTCTAAATGGTCTCTTTTATAGTTCTCTAAGGTTGCTCTACTTATTCCTAAATTATAAGCAATTTGCGTTTCAGATAATCCCATAGATGCCCATATTTCAACGTCCGCCAGTTTTTCTTTAACTTCATTCCATTTGCTTTTTGCCATGTGAAAACACCCCCTTTCTATTTAGACAATCATGATTTTAAATCCCTTGATTTTTGGTGTATTTCCCAACTTTTAAAACCTCACATTTTTTTATATTTTTTATGACTTAATGCAAATATAGTTAAAGTGTTGATACTACTAGCTTTATCTCTATTTTCATACTTGTTTTATAATCGGCAATAATACCTATGATTACGCATTACTTTTTTTCAGTGCATATATTAGTAATAACTTTTTAGGTTAACTCTAAATAAGTATTCTTTCTTTTTTTGCCGATTAATGACTAAAACTTATAATTTGCTATCAGTTATTTCTGCTGCATCCTCTATATCTTTATTTCCATAACCTAAATATAATTGTGTTGTTTCTATACTCTTATGTCCTAACGCTTTTCTTACGTAATTCATATCGTGTTTCTCCTCCCATAATCTAGTTGCATAAGTTTTTCTCATGCTGTGTCCACTTATATGTTCTAGTCCCAAATCCTCGCCTACTTTTGTTAAAAATTCGCTAAACGATTTAGCAGAAATATATCTACCTTTTTTTGACTTAAATGCACATTCAGATTTATTTTTATCTTTTATATATTCTTTTAATAGTTTCCTAAGTTTAGCCTTTATCGCAACTTTTCTTTTTTGGGGCATCTTTTTATCACATTCTGGATCGTTATCTTTTTTATTTTTCCAACGTCTGTATTGCTTCTTTTCCTGAATAATAAAAAACTCTTCTTCAAGAGCTTCTTTTATTTCTCCTATAGTTAAATCAACAATATCATCTGTTCTATATCCAGTTGCAATCCCTAGTAAAAAGAGCATCAAATTTCTTTCTGGAAACTCTTTGCTCATTTCTACTATTCTGTACTTAAATTGTTTGTATCGATCTTCTGGAATTGGCTCTGATGGCTCTTTTACTTTTCGAACTTTTTCTTCTTCATCTTCTAATTCATCCTCATCAAGTAAATAATCAATCTCTCTACGTTTTTTCATATCTTACCTGCTTTATTTTTCCATGTTCTTTTTTCCAAACTCCATGATCCATACACTCTTTTAAACTGTCAGTTGCTTTTCCTTCTTTAATTTTTTTTGAACCACAATGAGAACATGATAAATATTTACCATCTCTCAATGTAGCTGATACCTCTTCTGTAATTAAAATACTTTCCTTATTACATCTAAAACATTTGTAATTTGTATACATACCTTCTATAGTTCTCACCCACTTTCTTGCAAAATAAAAAGCACAAACAATTGCGTTCGTGCTTTAAAGTTTAAATCTGTATATAATTTTTGACCATACATAAATTTTATCTTGTAATCTTAAATTTGTATATAAAATAATCCCGTTTTAATCCCTATTTAATCATAAAATAATACTAAAATAATCCCTGTTTTGTACCATATATATTTAAATTAAAAATATCCAAATACCATACCAAATTTATACAATGCATTTTTTTTCAAGTCATAATACCTATTTCTATTTATATTCAACTCTTCAATTACTTCATCATTACTTATTACACCATCCATAAAATATGCACATTCCACTATTCTTTTACCGCTTTTTGGAAGCCTATCGAATACATAATTTATTTTATTTACTAGATTTCTTTTATATTCATCATCTGTTACTGCATCGGCAGTTGGATCTGCTATCTTATTATTTTGACTTAAAACCCCATTAGGTATTGCTGCTGTTCCAAGACCAGGCATTTCTATAGATATTTGATAGTAAGGATATTTTTTTAAATTATCTTCAATTTTATCTTTATATTGCTTAAATTCATTTTTATTAATTTCCATATGTTAATCACCTATCCCTTATGTTATAATTTAGATAGGCCAATTAGAGAACTAACGTTCCAAGTTGCTTTCTCTAATTATTGGAAGGTGTTCGTGAAGAACACCTTTTTCTTATTTCTTTTTATCAATATCTAAATAAATATTAGAATATCGGCTTCCATTTCTACCTTTATAAACTCTACTTTCATTTAAAACTATATAATTTTCTTTAAGATCTTGTATCATTTTCCTAAGATCTTCTTGTCCATCTTTATCTTCTATAAAAGTCAATCTTACTTTTATCATAACTTTTTCCCCTTATATCCTCTGATATTTTCTTGTTTCCAAGTTTCAATGTCATCTATATTTAAAGAAAAGTATTGTTCTGCTGAATAATATGGAACATCTGCATGAATGCCTGGCATTATTTTGTCATATTGATAATACATCATCTCTATAAAACCTGTTTTAACCATCTTTTCTCTTTGGTACTTTGTAACATTGAATTTATCATTAAATGTTGTTGGATGTATTCCATAAGCAGCATGTTTGTATTTATTATAAAAATCCATCCATGTAATTCCATGCTCTAATAATTTATCTATTACAATATCTTTCGTATCTTTACTTTTTATTTTTATATTTAATTCATTACACCAATTTATCATCCATTCTTTAGTTGGATATATTCTAGCTCTAGTATAATTTTCTATATATCCATTTAAATCATTATGTTGTGTCATTCTCAATTCCCCTTTCTATAAAATATCTGGAAGGTGTTCGTGATGAACACCTTTTTCTTTCTGCACCAAATTTTAGGTTTATTCAATTATTGTATAATGATCTATGTTAATTTTAGGTATTATCTCTTCACTTTTCATAGTTCCACCATTTATATCCCTAACAACTTCAAGGAATATAAATACATGATTTTCATTTGTAACTAATCCATTAACTGAAGAACCATCATTTTTTACTAATGATATTTTTTTATTTTTTAAATCCATTAATCTCATCCTTCCTGCACCCAATTTTAGTATTAACATTTACCATATCTTGATTTACGTTTAGCATAAAGCATACTTCTGTTTTTAACTCTTTTCTTATATTTCAAATACCTCTTATATTTATCCCAATCTATTGAATTAAATATTTTTTTAAACATTATCCATACAGGATCTATTACTTCTCTAATAAATTTTTTTAAAAAATCAATTACTTTTTCAGCAACATTTTTTATTTTTTCTTTCTGAGAATCTGTTAAATTAATACCTTTTTCTTTGAAATACTTATCTGCTCTTTCCTGAATAATATCCACTTAATCCCCTTCTTTCTGCGCCAAATCGTAGTATGACGTACTAACCTTCATAACCACCAATTGATACATACTTAATATTTTCACATACAGGACATTCATAAATTAATAACGGTTCATCTTCATCACGACCAATACACTTCATAACCTCATTATCAATAGGACATTTAACAACATTTAATTCTTCCATTTTCCATCAACTCCTCACTTTTAATTTAGAAACAACTTTATAATGTTTACCAATTTCATTTTTACGTATATATTTAAGAAATACTTCATCAATATATAAACAACCAATACTTTTTCCACTCAAATCACATAAAATAACCATGTTCTCATCTGAAGAATTTAACCTCAAAGACTTACAATAAATAACCAAACCATTTGACTCTATTATTATATCTTTCATTTAATACACCCTTTCTACAAATGATGAACTAACATTCAACTGTATCTAAATACAATTCTGAATAATATCCATCTTTTATTTCACTTGAAATATCAACTAATTTGCGTACTGGCATTTCATCATCACTTATAATAAAAACTTTCATATCATCTGGTAAATCTGCAATAAATTCTTTTAAGTCTTTAACTATTAAATGCTTTTTTTCATCATCTATCATTTTTTTAATATCCTTACCATCCATTGATATATACTCCTTTTAATTTGCATATTCTGAACTACTCCTTAATTTCTTTGCTTAATTTCTTCATCTTATCAGGAATATATCCTATTTCTTTAAACTCTATATACAATGCCTCTTTAATACTTATACCTTCATCTGCTATTCGTTTCTGTGCTTTTGGAACTACTTTATCCACTATATTCTTGATAATTCCCATACCTTTAATCTCATATTTTTTTAAGAA